GCAGTCCTCATATCGTCCAGCACTATACCGGATGAAGAATGGACTCATATAGCGGTGGTGCGAAGCGGAAACACAGTCACAATGTATCATAACGGGGTTTCAAAAGGGACGTTTGATTGCACGGGGAGAACTTTCAACTCAAAGGGGATTGGCGTTATAGTCGGAGCAGTTTTCGCCGACGTTACGGATTATGCGAATTTTAATGGGCATCTTGACGAAATCCGCGTCAGCAAGGGGATCGCCCGCTGGACAGCCGCGTTCACGCCACCAACAAAAGAATATGGTGCTGACCGCTTATTCACTTTTCACGGATAGGGAGGATTTGAAATGATTTTCATCGACAAGAATTTTAGGTTCTATGACGACAGCAAGGATCTGGAAACCTTCCCGGAGCTGAAGCCGACTCCCGAAGCCGTGGCACTTACGGATGATGAAGTAACGGCGATCACGGCGGATATTACAAAGTGGAGATGGCATCCGGCAGACTTGAAGCCCTACAAGATTCCCGACTGCGATAAGAAATACTGGAAAACGGTTGACGGTGTGATCCTTGAAATGACGGCAGAAGAAAAGGCCGCAGTCGATAAAGCCGAAGCAGATGCGCTCGCGGCAAAGCAGGCGGAGGAACAGGCTGCGGCTGAGGCGGCGGCACAGGCACAGGCGGAACTTGAGGCTAAGATGGTTGAGGCACAGAAAGCGAAGGATTCCGTTGTGACCATCGAGGCAGCGGTAGAAAAGGCCGCCGATCTCGAAACGCTCCGCAAGAACGTGCTGGAGCTGGTCAAGGCGGTGAAGGTTCTGACGGCATAGGAGGTTATTATGAAACGATTGATCTGGATCATCTTGATTCCGTTCCTGTTCGCGTGTGGGCCGTCCCTGCATCAAGTCGAGGCAGAGAAGGCATATTATCAAGCGAAGGTGGAGATTGCCAAGAAGAACGCAACTTCGCCGCTGTTCATGTTGGAGCCAGCCGACCCGTCAACGCCGATGGGGTTTCTCAACGTGGGGCGGCTGACCGTGTTTGCCCCGTCTGTGGCAAGCGTGGATGACGGCATGAAACAATACGTCCAGAAGGATTATTCGGAAGGATGGCTGAGAATTTTGCAGACCGCCGTGAGCGTCGGCCTTCCGTGGCTTGGTGCGGCAAGCATTGTGCATGACGTTGCGAAGGCGGCAGGAGGCCACAATACGAGCTACACAACCAACGTGGCGGGTAGCAACAATTCGGCCTCCACATCCAGCGTCGGCAACATCTCTACAAGGGACATCTCCAACGGCTCAAGCGTCGGCATGACAACGGATTCGCATAATCCGGTTACGACCACGACTACCACAACCAGCACCGACAATAGCGTTGACGACCACAGCACCGGACCAGTTCCAACGGAATAGGAGCAACGACGATGGAGCAGAGAATCAAAGTCGCTTATGAAATGGATGACATCGAGGACCTCACGCCTGACCAGAAGTTGGACCTCCTCTTGAAGATCGGCTTCGATAACCGGGAACTCTTGGAAAAGCATTCAAAGATTCTCTTCGGGAACGGCGATAAGGGGCTGTGCGATTTCACACGGTCGCACGGTGAAAGTATCAGCAATCTATGGATTGCGCTGAAGATAATGTTCGTCGTGACGTTTATGATTATTTCCGGGTTTGTGGGGCTGGCTTTCAAATGAAACACTGGGAACGGCGGGCCATATTCACCGAAAACGCCGCCAGGCTGATCCTCTGGGGCGAAGAGCAGGGCTACCGTCTGACTATGGGCGAGGTCTACAGGACCCCGGAGCAGGCCGCAATCTACGCCGCGAAGGGGATCGGAATCAAGGACTCCCTGCATTCCAAGGGGCTGGCCGTGGATTTCAATCTCTTTATCAACGGCGAATACAGGAAAGACAGCGAATCACATGCGCGAGTGGGCGCGGCATGGGAGGCACTCCATCCGGCAAACCGATGGGGCGGAAGATGGGGCGACTGCAACCATTACGAAATGAGGGAAAAGGAGTAGAAAAGTGAGCCTATCGAAATTGCTTAAAATCCTGGAGATCATCATCGCGGCGGGGCTGATCACGTAGGTGGATTCAGCCAAAGTCAAGGCTGTCATCGAGATCCTCAAACTGATCATCGACGAAGCGGAAGAGGCTACCAAAGAAAAGGCGGCATAGTGGGCGACCATATCAAGTATTATGACGGCTACAAATACGTCCTGGCGGAGGACTACTCTATCCTGACTCCTATCGTCGGCTATCACGCCTTGACATCTTCGGTGAGTCTTGCCCCTGATGGTAACCTCACGATTCGCAAGGGGTTCCCGTGGGACGGGGCAAGCGGCCCGGCGCTCGACACCAAATCATCCATGCGCGGCTCCCTGGTCCACGACGCGCTCTACCAGCTCGAACGGGACGAGCTGATCTCCATGAAGGAACGGCCGGCAATCGACCGGCTGCTCAGGGACATCTGCATCGAGGACGGCATGTGGAAGTGGAGGGCGAATCTGTGGCTGTGGATTGTCCGGCGGTTCGGGGTATTCAGCGCGATCCCCGAATTCCTGCATCCTCCCCAGGTGGCGCCGTGAGATCCGCGTACGGAATTCGTCCGCTTTGTGCTTGCGGTTCATGCTTGCGGATCTGGCGGAAACAAGCCGCAAGCAGACGTAGGATTTGTATTTGTATGTGGATGTGGCGTGTTTCCGCTCGGAATAATCAAGATACTGCCTGGCTATATCTGAAAAGGCCGTGACGGTCATCTCCCTTGCGGGAGATTTTTTTAGTGATTCTTTTCTCTTCTCCCTGGCCGCCATTGCTTCGCGCCTGCTTGCGTGGCCGCCCCCGGCGTACGCCTCCCCCCTGTACTGGAAGCTGTATCGCCAGTCCTTTCTGGTCTTGTCCTTCCAAATACCCACCGATTATCTCCGGCCTGAATCGAAGTACTCTAATACCGGCTGGGTAGAAGCCGCCAAGGTCACCGGCGCGATCATATACCGTTCGCGGGGAGATTTGCAACAGATTTGCGACTTCTTTCGGAGTCAATAATGAATTGCCCTGGATCATGCTTGCGCCCTTCTGTGATTATGGTACGCGGTATGACAGGAGCGGCAAAGCGCCATTAGGTTCTCAGGGGTATTGTCACGCAAATCCTTGTTCAGATGATGTACATCTGCCGGGACGGTTCCACAATGAGCACATGAGGGCATACCGTTTCTCTCAATATAGATAGTCCGTGCCTTATCGTTTAGCTTAGATGTACTGCTGGCCGGCGCATCATTTGAACGCGCTTTTTTGGCAGAGCATTTCTTTGAACAGCAGCGGCCGCCTCCACGCTTGACATATTTCGATAACACTGGGAAAAGCGTCCCGCAGACGACACATATTTTCATTTCAAAACTTTTCATGTAAAAGTCACTCTCCTATATCTTTCAGCGTCAGCCAGCGTTTCGCGGGGAAAATCAAGCGTTAGCCTCCTTCATGGATTCCTTGATTGCCTGCCACATCTCTTGAACGTCATTCCGAATTGGAAAATCGCTATGCAGAAGCCTCTCATAGGCCGCCTCAATGGGTGCGAGGCGGCGTTTCAGTGTGGCGTTCCTTTCTGACTCTTTTAGCCTTAGAACTTCGTTGTCGCATTCGCACAGTCCTAATTTATCCTTCAGCGCGGCGTTCTCGGCCTCCAATTCACATATCAAGCACGATCTTCGCAAACTGCCATGTTCGCATTCATCACGTCCCATGCTCGGCCTCCCCTTTTTCCACAACTACGTAATAATCTACTTCCGAGTAATAGTAAGGATGTTTGGTTACTATCGAAACCTTGTATCCCGCGAAGGTCAGAATCTTGACAAGCTGCTCTCTGTCCTCCCCGTCATTGATTTTGAGCTTGCAAATTATTTTCATGCTCGGCCTCCTTTAATGCTACAACAAGCACTCCCCACGGATCGTAATCTTCATCCGCTATATAATAGCCTCTACACATCATAGCGTGGGATCTGATTAAAATGAGCAAGGCATGAATTGCTTCCTTCGCATCTGCGTTCTCAGCCTCAAGTGCTTCGATTTTCTCAGCCCATTCATTTTTCATGCTCTGCCTCCATCCATTGAATCGCTTTGTCCCGTAGTGCGCCGGGGGTGAGTAAAAGATCAACGGGAATAGCATTGTCTATCAGGACATCATCTTCATCCAATGAGAATGCGTTGATCTTTGCTACCCACTTATTAAAATCATCCCTCCCCCTCATCACCTTTAGCACTTCGATAGGGTCGGAGAAGTCGGGATACAATTCATAATACTCTCCCGTTGCATAGGAGCATCTTTGTTCTGGCTCAATCCCCGCCAGTTCTGCGAATCGTCGGTTAGCGTCCATGCTCGGCCTCCTTACGCCGCCCGCCCTGTTGGTTAGAAATAGACATCATCCCCGGTCGGCTGGCGTATAGGCTCGCCGCCACATGGATCGTATAGGGGAACCATCACTTTCCCGCCATCATGCGAGTGATCGCTGAGTTTTCGCAGCATTATTGCCATTTCCCGCTGATGCCTCTGGAGCGTTTTAACCTGCTCACGCAGTCTTTTGCACTTCTCTTCCGTGTCAAGCTCTGACCAATACTTGTCACGACCCGCTTTACCCATCTCTCCCATTTTAGCCTCCTATCTTTCACAGTGGGTATATCTCGCCACTCTTCTCCCTGATTACCATCATCATCCAACCAGAGATAGCAGCCTTGCAGGACAAGGCCAATCAACCAATATCTTCTAAGTCTATAAGCATTAGGTGTCATGCTTTCTGTGCGGATAGGGTCTGTGCGGATGCGAAATGTTCCATCTGCGATGTCAAGTGTCTCTGTTATCAGGTCCATGCTCACCCTCCTATTCCTTCACCGTGGGAATGTCTCGCCACTCATAATCTACACGCCAATTATCGCTCATAGATTCGTAACACCCCTGCAAAACAAGTCCCTCTATCCTGTCCCGGCGCAATCGGTAGGCGATAGGTGTCTTGTTCTCTGTGCATACAGGGATCTTCCCGTCTGCAACGTCAAGCGTCGCGGTCATGCTGCGCCCGCCTCCTTTTCGGCAGCCGGATCCGGCACATCCTCCGCCTTCCGAACCTTCGCCCGGACCTTGTCCTTCAACGTCGCCCCGGAGTCAGCCCCTTCCGTAGGCACCATGTCAAACCAATCCGCCGGCGAACTCATGCCGTCCTGGAGGCTGTTGTAAACCTTCCGCAGCATGATCAGTTGCGCCGGGGTGATCGTATCGAGCCGCCTTTGGATGCGCTTCTCGATCTGGTCCTTGGTCACGCCGAACCGATCGAATGCCGCAACCAGCTTTTTGAGCGCCTCCGGGGAGGTGTCCGCCTTGGCCTTTAGCGTCGCCTCGCATTGCGACACCGCGCTGTCAATCACGTCGCCGGGGATGATCCCCAGGATGCACGCTCTCAAACGCCGCGCCCCCTGGTTGGCCACCGCCTCATAAATGTCGCGGGGATCTTCAAGCCGGTATGAGCCCCGCTTCGTGTGCCGCTCATGCTTCACTTGAAACGCCTTCACTTGCCGGACGTTAGTTTCCATGTCCCAGGCGAACGCCTCAACCGTGCTTTCACCGTTCCGCTGCTCCAGTTCCTTCACGCCGAACTGGACGTTGCCCCATGACTGGGCGATCGCTTCCGCAAGCCGGATTGACGGCCCGGTGATCTCCGTTCCTCCCCTCGCGTAACTATACAGGGACGCCTCCGCCAGCCCCGGCCTCTGACAAGCCGTTGCGATCCTGTCCATCGCTTCGATAGGGTTGCGCGGGAATCGCTTTGCCAGGACTATCGCGCTCTGAACTTCCGCCATCGCCCGGCTCTGCTCCACTTCAACCATCGCCTCCGGCCTCGTGGCCACTGGCGCGTTCTTATCGATGTCCTTCTGCTCCGCAAGATCAAACATTTTTACTGCCTCCTTTCAGCAGGAACCGCCGCTGCGGGTCCGCCTGTTTGAGAAACTGTTGATAGATGTCGGGCCGATCACGTTCGAGCGCCTTCACGTCAACCGACTTCCGGCCATTGCCGATCCGGTATGTGGCGAGCAGGGAACCGTCTGCATCCACAAGATCGCTCGCCTCATCCCCCAGATACCGGATCAGATCACCCTTGATTTCTTCCTCTTTGGCCTCCAGCAGGCCGATCTCCTCACGGACGGCATGAAGGTATTGAACCGCCGTTAAAACGTCCTGCGAGGCCAATTTCACACCTTGCGCATGGCTTCGGCCATACCTCGCAACCGCATCGGCATACGTCACCGGCTCCGGCGGATTGCCGGACTGAACACGCTCCCAGAATGCCGCCTCTGCCTCGATCAGCAGATTGAACAATTCCCGGTCCGCCTCGACTGTGTAGAGTTCCGGGCTGCCGCCGCCGATGGACACAGCCACGTCCGCAACCCACATGCCCGTCACGAGCATATAATGTTGCACCTGAAGGGCGTAGCAGTCAGGGATTTCCGCCGTTCCAGGCTCGCCCCAACCCTTGCCGGATCGCGCCGTCTTGATTTCAACGATCCGTCCGTCATCCGTGAACCCGTCCAAAGATGCCAGCATGAAGGGATATTCGCTGTTGTAGATGATTTTTTCTGGGACGCGGACGCTCCTACCGGTCTGATCGGAATACCATTGGCGGATAGCAGGTTCCATGCGCTTGCCCCAATCCATTGCCGCGCTGCCTTCGTAATTTCCCACCTCCCCTCTCTTGTCTTGATAAACCTGGAATGCCGTCTTCCACGGCGACAGTCCCAGGATCGCCGCCACGTCGCTGCCGCCGATCCCCTTCCGCCTCTCATCCAGCCATTGAGGGCCGTGTAGAGTCATCTTTTGGCCTCCTTTCTATTGTTCGTGGGTTAGGACACTCCTCCGAACCGTGCGCCATACATCCGCGCTTATTCGACCACCCGCTCCGGGTGCTTCTCCCAACAATACCGGATCACGGCCCTCACGATACGGTTCTTCATGCTCATGGTTGGCCTCCTAATCCGCAGTAACCATCATCCTCAGTGAGCCCCCTTTCGTTCTCATCGATCCATCGCCACATCATACAGTTAGAGGCTATACAGTTAACTCGTTCATCCCGTCCTTTATTGCCAAACACCCATCTATTTGCTGCTGGCATGACATCATCCTCGCTATGCCACACCATCGGGCACCACTTCTCTTTTGCCTGTTGTTCAGTCATGGTTCCCCCTCCTATATTCGTCCGTAACATCCTTCCCTGTCGCAACTTCAAAGACTTGTAGGATTTCGATTTTGTCTGCACTCGCCTTCCCGTCCGTTGCCCACGGCTCGTTTATTTTTGCATCCAAAGGAATGCGAATGTGGGCTTCGAGGGGGCGTCCCGGATAATTAGCAGCGCACCATGATCGAGATGCGAAATGAAAACCCGGATAAGAACAAACAACCCTTTCATCGTTGGCGAATACCTCTCCATCTCGGAGAGTATTGATCCCAACTGCGTACTGATAGTCGTTATTACAGAGGCCAGCCCCAAAGCGTTTCCAGTAACAATTCCCCGGCTCAACACCCATGATTTTTATGGCGTTTTTGACGTCTCTAAGGTTGGCCCCGAAGAGGTTAGCCCCG